GTTTTCTGTATATCCGAAAACGGGCAGGAGCAGGCGAATCTTGCCGAGGACGCTCGAGCCCTGACAGATTCAGACAAGGCACCTGGCATAGCGCCCCGATTGGAAACTGCGACATTGGGGGGCGGGAGCTACGGGCACCAAGTTGCGAGGGTCGCCAAGGAATTGTTGGGCGTCGACCTGATGCCGTGGCAGCTGCACGCGCTCAACGGCCAGCTCGAGCACGACGACGAAGGCAATCTGATCCGCCGGCGGTCTTTGGTGTCGGTCGCTCGGCAGAACGGCAAGACCATGGCATTGAAGGCCCTGATCCTGTGGGCCTTGACCGAGGAACCGAAGCGCCGGGGCGGGCCAATCATGCTGATCAGCACCGCGCACCAGCTTGACCTGGCTGTTGAAATCTTTGAGGCCCTGGCACCAATCCTCGACAAGGAGTTCGGGGCCAAAGTCAAGTGGAGCTACGGCCGCAACGAAGTGATCATGCCTGACGGCACCCGGTGGCTGGTGCAGGCCGCGACCCCCAAGGCGTTCCACGGTTTGTCCCCGACGTATGTCATTGCCGACGAGGTTTGGGCAATCAGCCGTGACGTTCTGCTCAACGGTGCTTTGCCTTCTCAACGGGCGATGAAGTCACCGCTGTTGTCGTGCTGGTCAACGGCCGGCACCGAGGATTCTCTTGCCATGCTGCAGATGCGCGAAGAGGGTGTGCGCGCAATTGACGAGGGTCGCATCACAAAGCTCTACATGGCCGAATGGTCCGTGCCCCCGGGAATCGACCCGATGACCTCGCCCGATTTGTGGAAAATGGCCAACCCCGCGCTGGGCTACACGCTCGAGCCAGACGTACTGGCCGACGAGGCCGAACAGGTCGACAAAGGTGCATTTCTACGCGCATCCCTGAACGTCTGGATCAGTGCAGAAGGATCGTGGCTTCCCCCTGGCACGTTCGACCGGCTCAAAGTTGAACAGATCCCCGCCGGCGGCGTGCTGGCCGTCGATTCGTCAATGGATGAATCGCTTTACTGCGGCGTAAGGGCGCAGCGCGTCGACGGTGAACTCATTGCAGTCACCGTGGAGTTTCTTGCTGACTCTCTGGCCAATTGTTGGAAGGCGGTGACTGAAGCAGCTGCAACTTGCGACAAGGTCGCGCTTACGCCGTCCCTGTTTGCCTTGGCCCCGACTGAATTGGATCGCAAAAAGGTGCAAGTGGGCACTTCTGAGCTTTACACCCACACCGGCACGATTCGGCAGCTGATAACCGAAGGCCGGATTGTTCACACCGGCGAGGTAATGCTGTCTGAGCATGTCGGTCGAGCTGTAGGCGTCAAGTCACAACGCGGCTATACCCTCAGTTCGCAAAAGTCGTCAGGGCCGATCACACTTGCCAGGTGCCTGATCTTTGCCGCTTCACTGGTGGCGCGGCCGCAGTCCAAGGCGAAGCCTGCAATCGCATTCGGCAGGTAACATCGTCCGCGCCTATGAGCGCCGGTGCCAGCAATGGCAAGGCTCATCACCTTCCCCGCCGGCGTTCATAGGTATCAAATCGTATCTGTAGCCGTGTTCGCTTGTAATTGACTTACATGAGGGGCACCATTCAGTCATGGAGCTCTTCAAGAGGGTGAAGGCAACACCTGCCATGGCGTCGGCACCGGTGGCCGCAGCTTCCGGGGCTCCACAGCCGGGGCACTTCATTGGCTACAGCGTGGGAGCCGCAGAAGATGCCGCGCTCAGCGTCCCCACGGTGTCTAGGGCGATCTCCCTCCTTAGCACCGTGGTGGCCACGCTGAATCTCAAGTCCTACACGCTTCAGTGGACCGGGCAGGAGTACGAAGAGCTCTACGTTGAGGGCGAATCGTGGATGACGCGCCCCGATCCCAAGATCACGCGCAACTTCATAATGACCAAGACGGCCCGCGACCTTATCCTGTACGGCCGCGCCTTCTGGATGATCACCTCGCGCTACTCCACCGGCTTTCCAGCCACGTTTCAGTGGCTTCCGGCAAACCTGTGCGACACGCCTGACAACGCGCCCCCGGAATGGTTCGGTCCGGCCGACAAGGTCAACTTCAACGGCATCCCCCTGGACACTTCCCAGCTGGTGCAATTCCTGTCTGGTTCGCAGGGGATCATTTACTCAGGGCGTCGGGCAATCCAGATCGCTCTGAGGCTTGATCAGTCGGCCGAACGTTTCGCCACCAACGAGATTGCCGCCGGCTACTTGCAGCAGAAGGGCGGGGAGCCCATGAGCGGTGAGGAATTGGGCGAAATGGCCGCTGCCTGGGCGGCTAACCGGCGCACCAATGCAATCGGCGCACTCAACGAGCTGGTGTCATTCGAGTCATTCGACGTTGACCCGTCAAAGTTGCAGCTGGTGGAGGGCAGGGAATACCAGACCAAGGAGCTGTCACGGCTCATGGACATTCCCGCCTACCTGCTGGCGATTGACCAAGCAGGTTTCACGTACGCCAATGCCCAGCAAGCTAGGCAAGATTTGATCCTATTCGGTGCGCGGCCCATCCTTCACGCCATTGAAGAGCGGCTTTCAATGGACGACGTTCTTCCCCGGGGCCGTCACGTTCGGTTTGCGATTGACGAATACCTTGAGGACTTCACTCACACCGAGGAAATGCCGGCCGAAATGCCAATCGACACCGTGGAGCAGGACACATGATCAGGTTCAACGCTGACAGCACGCTTATCACCGCTGAGGCCGGGGACGGCGAGCGCCCCGCCCGCATTGCGGGGATCGCCGTGCCTTGGGACACCGTGGCGACGGTTTCAGACGGCCAGCAGGTGAGGTTTGCCCGTGGCGCGTTCGATGTTGATCAGAAGCCCGCAAAGCTGATCGAGAACCATGATCTCACTCAGCTGCGCGGCGTGGTCGACACTTTGGTGGACGGCAACGAGGGGCTTGAGTTTGAAGCCACTCTTGCCGACACCAGGGCAAGCCGTGACGCCGTCGCGCTTCTCAAGGCCGGCGCGTACGACGCCGTCAGCGTGGGCGCTCACCCCATCAAGTTTACGACCGACCCCGAAGGGGTAATGACCGTCACCGAGGCGGCGCTGGTCGAGCTCTCTTTGGTCGCCGTTCCGGCGTTCAAGGAAGCGGTGATCACTCAGGTCGCCGCAACCGTCCCCGACCCGGGTGACGAGCAGCAGGAGCAGGACACTGACAACACCGAGCAGGAGCACGAGGAAATGTCCGAGGCCAAGATCGAGGCCGAGCCCATCGAGGCCGAGGCCACCATCCCTACCAACCCCATCATTTTCGCGCAGAAGCCTGAGCTTCCGAGCGCGGTTGAGTACCTGAGCGCGTTTCTCAAGGGCGGCGTTGACTTCGACCGTATGCAGACCCGCCTTCGCGCAGCTGCCCCCGACGTGGTGACTAACGACGTCCCGGGCATCCTGCCCACCCCGATTCTCGGGCCGGTCTACAACAACTTCATCGGAAACCGTCCGGTCGTTGACGCCATTGGCGCAAGGGCCATGCCCGGTGGCGGCAAGGTGTTCATCCGTCCTGAGGTCACGACCCACACCAGCATGGGCATTCAGACCAACCAGAACGAGAACCTGACTCAGGGCACGCTGGTCGTGACTGACAACCAGGTGACGAAGAACACCTACGGCGGGTTCGTGCAGCTGAGCGAGCAGGCTGTCGACTTCACTGACCCGGCAATCCTGACCGTGCTGCTTGACGACATGGCCCGGATCTACGCCAATCAGACCGACGACGTCGCCGCTGACGCTCTGGCGACCGGTATCACCGTCACCAGAAACTTCGAGGCTGACGACGTTTTGAAGCCTGCCGTGTGGGCCGCGTGGATCGCCGGCGCTGCTCGGACGATCCTGAGCTCGGCCAACGGCAACCTGCCGACTCACATCTTCCTCAACCCTGAAAGCTGGGGTTGGCTGGTGCAGCTGAGCGACGACAGCAAGCGTCCGCTGTTCCCGCAGGTGGGTCCCATGAATGCCTTCGGCAACCTGGGCGTCACTGAGGCTGTGGGTAACGCCTTCGGGCTGTCCGTGGTCGTCGACCGCAACTTCCCCGCTGACTTCATGGCAATCGGAGACGCTTCCGGCTTCGAGATCTACGAGCAGCAGAAGGGCGCGATTCAGGCCAGCAACCCGGCCGAGCTCAGCACGACGCTGGCCTTCCGGGGGTACTTCGCAACCCTGATGATCGACTCTTCCAAGTTCGTCAAGATGGCGCTGGTCTAGTAAGCCGCTCAGCTGACTGACTGCCCATGGCTACCTATGCGATCACACACCGCCAGGTCACTGACAACTTTCTTGTTGTGGCGACCATGGAGGGGACCGACATTGGTACTGGGCAGTCAGTCACGCTGGCAGGGCTTGGAGCGACCTTAAACGGCACCTACACGGTAGTTGCGGTGCCCACCCACCTGTTTGTGGGCGTAGACGAGGAGGGCGATTTCCTTTTCGACTACGAAACGATAATTCTCAATCAGCTGATGTTTGACAAGACCCACGCGGACGTTGCGCGTGGAGCAGTCGACGGCACGCTTACCTGGACGACAACGGCAACGTGGATTACCGACGCTGACGTTGTGGCGTGGCTGGGCATCGCATCGGCAACGGCCAATGACACGGCTTTCATCACCACGGCCGTCAACGCGGCCAACGCTTACGCCTACCGCCGGCGGCGGGAAGCGGGCTATTACGACAGCCTGAGCACCGTGCCCAGTGCTGACGTCAAGCTTGGCACCATCATGTTCGCCGGCAGTCTGTACCGCGAACGCGGGTCTGTGGACTCATTCGCATCGTTCGAGCAGATGGGCACGCCGGTGGCGTTCGGGTCAAACGGCCAGATCAACCGTTTGCTGGGCGTCAATAGGTCACAGGTAGCGTGACTGCCTCCGGCATATTTGCGGACGCTCAGGGCACGCTGGTGGCGTCCCTGACGGCATTGGGCCTCAAGGTCGTCACCGACGTGCGGAATGCGCGTCCGATCACCGTCCTGGTCGACCCGCCGACGTTCACCTGCTTCAACAACAACATTGCCGAGATTGAGTTCGGTTTGAAGGTGCTTGCCGCGCCGCCTGGTAACAGTGACGCGGTTGATTACCTGATCACGACCGCTGACACAATTATGAACAGCGGCATCAGCCTCATTCGGGGAATCCCGGGTGTTATGCAAATCGGTGGGCAAGAAGTCCCCACTTATGACCTGACAGTTCGGGTCGGAACCCAAAGGAGCTAGCCGTCATGGCAACGACTTACCTTTCACAGCCGGCGTCGCTGACCATCGGCGGCGTGCAGCTGGCAGACCAGTGTTCAGCAGTGAGCCTGACCTTGGGCGAGAATCCCCTTGTGTCGACCGCGTTCGGCGATGGTGGCGAGCGGATGGTCGGGGGCCTGCAGACCGTCGAGGGCACCATCACCCTTTACGTGGATTACGGCGCAAACAGCGTCGAGGCGACCGTCGCGGCCGAGCTGGGAGAGGGTGACAGTGAGATCGTCATTCGGAAGGACGCTGGGTCACCGAGCGCGTCTAATCCCGAGTGGACGATCAGCAACACCATGATCGCCAACTACCCTGTGACCTACACCGTGGGCGAGCTGCAGGTGATGGAAGTGGCGTTCTCTGGCGGCACCTGGGTGCGCGACGTCACGACCTAAACAATCCAAAGGGGTAAACGATGGGTGATTCAGCAGCAGTAAACGGGAACATTGCCTTCACTACAAAGACAGGTTCCTACGTCGTGGACATTGCGGGCATCAAGAACACCGTGGCGTTCGAGCGTCATTTCAATGTTTCCGCCCAGGTGCTGCAAATGGCACCCCGGCTGGAATACATCGCATTCATGGCGTGGAGTGCGGCACGGTCCAAGGATCTGCCCGTTGCAGATACGTTTGACGGATTCCTTGACGAAGTCGAGGATCTGGAAGTGATTGACGACGGCAAGCCTGCCGACTCAAATCCTACGGACGGGGGTCAGTCAGCCGAGCTCTAGCCCTGGTGCTAGTGCAAACAGGCTTCTGGCCCCCGGATGTACCCTTCACAGTGAAAGACCTCAACACGGTCTTGGAAATCATCAGAGAAAGCCAACGCTGATGCCGGCGACAGTCAAGACCGAGATTGTGGGCGTGAAGGAAACAATCAAGGCCCTGCGCCGCGTTGACCCTGAGTTCCGCAAGGAGTTCAACAAAGCCGCCAAGGACGTCGTCGCGCCTATGGTGTCCGAGGCCAAGGGGCTTTATCCGAAGCTCCCGCTTTCGGGCATGGCGCGATCATGGACGCCTAAGGCGTTTTCAATCTTCCCTTGGCAGCTCAACAAGGTGAAGACCGGCGTCAAGGTCAAGACGTCAACGCGCCGGGATAAGAACGCCGTCTTGTATGTGTCCCAGGGCACGCCTTCCGCAGTGGTGTTTGAAACCGTCAGCAATAACAAGCCGCTGGGCATCAACATCAGGGCACGGCACGACCGCGTTCTGTGGCCGCTGGCTGAAAAGCACGCGCCACGAATTAACAGGGGCATCGAGCAGCTGGTGCGCGAGGCTGAAAAGACCGTTCAGGGATTGGTGGACTAATGGCAATCACAATCCCCATCCTCACCGACTTCAACGGGCAGGGCATTGACCGCGGCATCGCAAAGTTCAAGCAGCTCGAGGGCACCGGGGCCAAGGCTGGGTATGCGATCAAGAAGGCGGCACTGCCCGCCGGCGTTGCAGTCGCTGCCTTGGGCGCTGCTGCCTTTGATGCAGTCAAGGGCGCAATGGCTGACCAGGCGGCTCAGGAGCAGCTGGCCCGCACCTTGGAGAGCAGCACCAAGGCCACCCGGGGCCAAGTTGCGGCAGTCGAGGATTACATCACCCAAACGTCAATGGCCGCTGCAGTTTCCGACGAAGAATTGCGGCCCGCCCTGGCGACTCTGGCGCGAGGCACGGGCGACCTAGAAAAGGCACAGAAGGGGCTGGGGCTTGCCCTGGACATTGCCGCCGGCACGGGTAAGCCGCTTGCCAAGGTGTCCGAAGCCTTGAGCAAGGCATACGCTGGGAACCTCAAGGGCCTTACGTCGCTGGATCCGCGCATGAAAGCGCTTATCAAGGATGGGGCCACGGCCGAGGAAGCCATTGCCCTGTTGTCCAAGACTTTCAAGGGTGACGCTGCAGCTGCGGCCGACACGGCACAGGGCAAGTTCAAGAGCCTGGGCATTGCGCTTGATGAGACCAAGGAAAGCGTGGGCGCTGCCCTGCTGCCTGCCATTGAGGCGATTCTCGGGCCGTTGCAGGCGTTCGGGGCATGGGCGCAGCGGAATCCCAAGGTGTTCCTGGCGCTGGCTGGCGCAATCGGCGCGGTGGCCACGGCGGTGCTGGCGATCAACGCGGCCATGAAGGTGGCGGGCGCGATTGCCCTGTTGACCAATCCCATTGGCCTGATCATCGTTGCCGTTGCAGCTCTCACCGCTGGCGTCATTCTGCTCTACAAGAAGTCCGAAACCTTCCGCGACATTGTCCAGGGCGTTTGGGCGGCTGTAAAGAAGGCTGTAAAGGTCGTGGTTGACTATTTCGACGGGCCGGTAAAAGCCGCGTTTGACCTGATCAGCGGGGCGATTTCGGCCATTGTTTCGCTGGTCAAGGGCGACTTCTCTGGCGTGTGGGACGGGCTAAAGCAGGCCGCTGGTGGGGTCTTGGACGGCATCAAGGAAACGTTGCTTGCGTTCCCGCTGAAAATCGCCACTGCTGTGCTCGACATTGGCAAGTCGATTGTCAGCGGCATTGCCAGCGGCGTGAGCGACCTGGCAACAAAGGTATGGGACAAGATCAGCCTTCTGCCAGCTGCGCTCATTCTCAAGATCAAGGATTGGGTCGAAGGGCTCGGAAACATTGGCAGTCGAGTCATTACCTACATCGTCAATGGCGTCACCAGTTTGTCGACTGCGATTTGGGAGAAGATCGACGGCTTTGCTGCTGC